ACAATCGCCTTGGTATGACAGGAAGAAATTATTTATCTCAAACTTTACATTTCTATACTCGCCATCAAATATAATTGTATCTCTTTTTTTCATCTCCCCTCCCTATTTAATCAAATCTTAAGCATACCACTTACGTACTTTTTCATATGCATTCAGCAATTCTCTAATTCTTTTGCTTGCCTCTAGCGATAGTAGCGCTTCTCTAAGAAGATAATCTGCTTTGCAGTGGTCAGCTTCAGGATCATCATCTCTATTTGCAATTTCTTGCATTTGTTTAGTTATATTTTCAACACTTCTTACTTCCATCTTCAACTCCTATTGTTTGGGTTAAACAACTTATCACACGCATCACACTTTTCGTGTTTATCATTCTCGATTTCTTCCATAGCTATTTTTGCCTTTGTCAAGAAATCCAAAAAAGGTTCGATATCTTTGCACATTTTATCTGATTCTTCATTTAACTTTTCACATGTCCTAATAAGCCCTATTGCACTTTTTCCGAGCTTGATCGTGCAGTAACCAAGAAATATTGTAAAACACGCAAAAAGACTTAACTCTACTATTGCTAAATAATTCATCCCTCACTCCCTATCATTGTTTTGGTTTAGTTCGGTTATTGCTTTGTCTGTGGCGAGTAGTGCTGCTTCCTGTATATTCTTACATGGTAGTATAATCATTTCATTTTCAGAGTGTATCAATGTCATGCCAAATATTTTATTAACTGTTTCAGAGGCAATTTTCTTCCAAACCTCTGCCAAGAAATTCAAGTCGAGGCAATCAATTCTCTTGCTGGAGCTAAGACTATATGGAGTGACTATAACAATCCCATTGCCCATATATTGTTGGCACTTAACATCTGGCCAGTAATATCTACAGACAACCAAACTCGCCTCTTTCAATTCAGTTTCGTTAGTCATTTTTGTCCTCAAGTGATTCCCACATGTTGAATTTTTCACAAAATAAACAGTTACAATATAGCCCATTCTGATTGCATGATTCACAACTCATTTCACAACTCATTTCACAACTCATTTCACAACTCATTTCACAACTCATTTCATCACTCATAATTCATATTCCTGTTTTTCCCCCCAACTAGAAACCCCATAATCATTAATTTCAGAAAATTCAAAATCAACTTTTAATGGGATATGTTTATATGGGTACGCCTCTATCATTGCTTTTCTAATAATAGGAATAGCTTTATCTTCTTCTCCGATTTTTATATTACACGCAGTTTCATCATGAATGCATAAAGCAAGCCTAGACTCTAAATTTGCCTCTTTAAACCCTTTGTGAATTGCTATCATGGCCGTTTTCGTAATATCCGCTGAGGTTCCTTGTACGTATCCATTAAGCGCCTTATATGATTCTTCTTTATCAAGATACATAACACGCCCAAATGCATTATGAATTTTCCCATACCATTTAACTTGATTTTCCAATTTTCTAGCAAATTTTTTAAGTTTAGGTAACGCATTAAAGAATGCAGCTTTAAATTCTGCTGCTTCATCAGGAGTTTTATTTAAAGATTTAGCTAATAAATTTTTTCCCTGACCATAAGCTAGACCTAAGGCCATTGCTTTTGCTTCTTTTCTTGATATTTCTACGTTTAAAATATCTTTTAAAACTGAGGCAGTAGCTAAATAAAAATCTTTATATTCTCCTGATAAAAGCTTTTCAATAACACTCATTTCCCCTGCTTGATCAAGCATAACAATCATTTCTTGTTGAGAATAATCTGCAAAAAATAATCTATACCCTTCATCTGCTATAAAAGATTTTCTAATTAAAAATTGATCTTTTGATTTATCCCATTCTTCTTTATGTAGATTTTGAAGATTCGGAGAGTTAGAACTAAATCTCCCTGTTTTTGTAGCTTCTTGATTTAATCCACAATGAATAATATTTTTTTCATCCTTTAAAAGCATAAAATTTTCGTAATAAGTTCCAATTTTTTTATCCGCTTCTTTTGCTTTAGTTATCTTAGATAGGAAATCTAAATTAGGATATTTTTGCATTAGTTTAGCTAATGTTTTTTTATCAGTTATGTAGTTACCTTGACGATAAGTATTAATTTTTTCTTCTGCTTGGAGTGCTTTATTTTTTAAGGAGAGTTTTTGTCGATCAGTTTTAGCACGATACATTTGATCAACCAATATATCGTGCTTTTCAAGCCATTTATCCATCATACTAATTGCGTGATCAGTAGGAGCTTTTCTAGGAACCTCAACGCCTTTGGAGATTAAATATTCTGCTACTTGTTTTCCACTATTAAGGTTTATTCCTCCTGTAAGTAGGGAAATTTCGGTATGAAGTGCTTTCGATATTTTTGATTCATGTGCGATAGCTTTTTGAATGTAATCAGTCCACAAACGAATACCTTTTATTTTCATATCTACTAAAACGCTAGTAAGCAATATTTCGTTTTTAGCTATCTCTATCATTGGAGGAGTATCACCCCTATGCTCTTCATAATTTTTATCTTTGAAATTTATGCATTTAATTATCTTTGTACAGACATCAAAAGTTGATCTAACATCTCCGCACCCATATTCAAACATTAAATCGAGGGGAACTTTATTATATAAAGGGATCAGCTTACCATTAAAAATATCTCTTTTTTCATCATAGAGATTATTTTCTTTTATATATTTTTTAACAGCATCAATTTTTTGCTGTACTTCATAATAATTTGCTAAATACTCAAGAGATAAAAAACTTTCTTTATCCCAGGGATTTTTACCATGCTTATTGTATTCAATTCTTGCAATACTAGGGCCATCGACTATTCTTGATTTAATTTCTATTCCATCAAAATGCAATATTGTAGCATCAAAGAGAGCATTGATAAAAAATATAACCCTATTAGGATCATCGAAAATAGTTTGCAACTCATGTTTATGCCTTTTATGGATTCCATCTTTATTAAAATTAAAATAAAATTCATCAGTTTTTGTAGCAAAAATGATAGAAAAAGCTCTACTTCCATGGAAAGGATAAAGGCCGCCTACTCCCGACGGCCCGTAAGTTTCAGTATCTGAAGAAAGCCGTTCATGTTGTTTTAATTCATGAACGGCCTCTCTCAAATCTTTTAAATTGTTAATTAAATTTTTAGCCATTTTTTCAAATCTAGTTTGTTGTTTGTTTTAATTCCTAAAGAAGTAGCTAAAATACTCTCTATCACAACCCATTTTGCTACGCCTGTTTTTTCTGTGATATTGTCAATTTTTTCTATTATTTTTACATCACATTTTTTAGCATAGAGTGCTTTACGAGTTTTTTCTTTAGGAATGTTAATTCTAGCTCCTCTTCGCATTATATCCTCGCTTCAGTTGAATCAGCTTTTTTACCTACTTTAGTACTAGTTTTCTTTTTAGTTGCCGAAGTTGACTCGATAACATCAGAATCATCAATTTCAATTTGTGACTCCATTACATCTAGTTGTCTTCTACAATCTGCTAAAAATGGCATAGATGTTTTAGGTAAATATCCACCAAATTGTACATGTTTAACATAAGCAGAACCTTCAGAAAAGTTCTCTTCGTTTGCAGTCATTTTAAAGTAACCTACAAAACAAGGTAGACCTGGGCGATCAGGAGTCGGCGTATTGAGCGTTTTAATATCTGATATAAGCATTCTGCCTGCTCTTTTAGATGAACTAGCGAAATCAATAATATAAGGCTTATTAACACCTAATACAGCATCTTTTTCTAAAAGGACATAAGCACTAATTACTTGTCTTCTAACAAGTTTATCGCCCTCTACAGTCTCTTCATAAGGAAGATCATGATTTTTACCGAATACCATAATTTCACTTGATACAAATTCTTTTTTATCATTAGCTACAAGCTTAAAGGTATGCCATCTTTTAAATGTTTTAAGCACAACAAATTGAAGAGTTTCGCCTTCAGAAGCTAAGATTTCAGCAGTTTGAGAATCAACAAAATCTCCTTCATCTGCTTTCTTTTGTTTTCTAAGCTCACTCATGGCCTGAATCAACCATACTTTAGGAATCAAAATATCATTTTGAAACAACTCATTATTATCTGCTACATCCAAAGATATATCATTGAAAGCTGCCATTTCCTTATCAGTATAATTAGCAAATTTTGCCATAGCAGTTGAACTTAATGTTGCCTCTTTTAATGCAACTTCTTTACTTTGTTTTTTTGCCATCTCTTTTCTCCTAGTTAAATTGGCCATCAATTATTTTTGATAATCCTACTTCCTCAATAAAATTTAAATTTTTAGATTTCCATACTCCTACTTCATCTAATTCAGGTTGATAAGCGGCTACATAAATTTTAAGTCCTGCTTTTTCTTCTAAATTAGTTAATGTCTCTTTCATTAATTCATTTATTAATTTCATTTTTTCTTGTTTAGCTTTTTCTTCTTCTCTTTTCTTTTCTACTTTTGCTTTCATTTCAGGATCTAAAATTATAGTTCCTTCTTGTTGATTTTCGTTGTTGAATAATTCTTTTTGTTCTTCGCTCATTCCCTTTCTCCTTATTTTCGGTTAATACGTTTTGATTTTTGTGCGATCTTTTTTCTTCTTTTCTTTTTCTTCCTTAATTTATTGCTATTCACTTCTTCTCCTTTTTCATATAAGTTGTTAATCTTCTATAAGTAATTTCTCCAAATTCAACCCCATCAATTTCAGGATTCATTATCCCTTTTATTCTTTGATCATTAGCTTCTTTTTCACAAAATGATTTTAAAGCGGATATTTTCATAGCATCTTTAAAAAAATCAAATACCTCCTGAGGTTTTTTATTGACCTTAAGCCATGCCATAAATTTAGCTATATCTTTTACAATTACTTTTCTTTTATTATCAGGTTTAACAGTAAATCCATTTTTAAGTGAATGAGTATTTACCATAGCTAAATCCATTAGTTCACCTAATTTTTCTAACTTTTCTTGTTTAACTTTTTCTAACTCTTTAATCTTATTATCTATATTGTATATTTGAAAAAGATTCCTATTTAAAAACGGAGCTAATCTTTTTTGCTCCGCTAACCTTTCATTAGCAAATTTTTCCGCATCCTCACATGCTATATCAAATGGTTTTTTAGTCATGAAATTCTCTTATTACTTTCAACCCATATTCAATAGAGGAAAGTTTAAAAGCTACCCCCCATTCATTAATTTCAGTTAATCTATCTCTAAACGCTCGCTGCTCTTTTGTAAATTGAGCATGACCTGTTTTAGCGTCGAACCATATGTAAAAACCTTTACCTAATACGAGTAAATCCATTACACCTTTTTGACCTGCTCTAATGATTCTATCAGGATTATCAAACGCCCTAAACATCCCATTGGTATACGGCAGTATCATCACATTAGGGAACTCTTTTGATACTGCTATCATGAAATCCTTAACAAGATTTTGGTGTTGGAGAGTTGAACCTTTTTTCATTTTATAATCCGTTTAATGGTATATATTCATAACGTCTTTTATATTTATCAATAATCTCTTGTTTTAAACCAATTGATTTTCTTATTTTTAATACTTTTTCAATCCCATATTTTTTCAACATATCCATCTGAGCATATTCTCTTGCGATATCCTTTGGATATCTTTTACCTAAATTTATCTTCTTCCACAAGAGCTTTTTAAACTCATTTATCATATTTCTCTGCTCTATTTGCTCCTCAGTAGCCGTCTCCATAAACATTTTTTTCTTAGCATAATCAGATAACTTCTTCTTTTTTATGGGTTTATTTTTAAATCCACAAAAAGGGCAGCAATTATGAACCCCAAATTCTTGAGGTTCCGCTGCCCTAAAACACGACTCACACACTCTCATCTGTTGAACCTCAAGGGCTGTTTTAGTTTTCTTGTAACTATTTTTTAGGTCAACAGTTCTCTCTTGATAAAAATGCCCATTATTCAAGAGATTATTCGCTACATCTATAAGAATACAATTATTATAAATTGGATTTTTTCTAGATCCTCTTCCTAGTTTTTGTATGTGATTGTTTAGTGATAATGTGCAAGCATTATCCCATATACATCCTATTTCCACGATATTAGTTCCACGAGTAAAAAGGCGGATATTAGATAAAAACCTAATAGTACCTCTACGAAATTTATCAATAGCACTTTTTCTTTCCTCTTTTGGAGTATCAGCATCACAATGGATCGCCATTTCTTTTCCATAGTAATTATTAATATATTCGACAACTCTTTTTGAATGCTCTTTATTAATACAAAATATCAGTGTTTGGCGATTATCTCCGAAACATAACCATGACTCAAAGCTCTCAGCAATGGCCTTTGGATGGTCTAATTTTCTAATTATATCAGTTGTTTTAAAAGCACCGTCAACTACTTCCACATCTTTAAAATTTAACTGCTTTGGTATTATATAATCAAAAGGCACTAGAATTCCCTTTTTCAATAATCCTCTAGCGCTTATGGGGTTTAATACTACATCGAAGTGATCTAGACCATTAAAAGGCGTTGCAGTCATTCCAAAATAAAAAAATCTGCTACTAGCAGAATATCTCTCAATAATTTCTTTTTGATAATCAGGAAATTCATCACATTCATCAACCATTACAACAACATTATCTTCTCCCTCAAAAGGTAAATAATCCCTGGCATCCATTGTATCTTTTGAACAGACTTGAATAGATTTATTTAAATCCATTTTCTCATGTCCGGCCATAAAGATTGAATAATCTAAATCAAAAGTATCAAGGGCATCTTCTGCTAACTGCTCTACTAAATTCCTTTTTCTAACTATTAAAACAAATTTATAAAATTGATGATATTTAGCTATAAATGATCCTGCAGTAATTGATTTACCTCCACCGGCCATAACCCAAAGAAGCACTTTCTGATTAAGCTTAAAATGCTTAATCATCCCTTCATGTGCTTCAATTTGATAATCCCTTAGTGTAATGGTCATTTATTCTCTACTATTATGAATTAATTTCTATCTTCATATGTAAGTCAAATATTTTAGCAAATCTTAACCATAACCTTACAGGTATGATCAAAAAATAAACTCCACTTTTTATTATAAATTTAAATATATTTTTCATCATAATCCCTCAATAATATCATTTTCAAATTGCTTAGCTCTACGCCTTAGCTCTGATTTATAATAATCTTCATGTACTTTCTCTTTTTTATAAATAATAGATACCTCATCCATAAATAAGGCAGCTATAACTGCCTGATCTGCTTCCTTTTTATTCGACGTATATATGTGCTCTTTTTTATGGGTTTTTAAATCTATTATTTCTATACTGAATACAGTAATCATAATACCCACCTATCAACATCAATTTTAAATTTATTTATAATTTTATCTACTGCATATATTTGCTTTTCAGAACATTTCCCAAATCTTATAAAATGATCATGAACAGAATTTACAAAAGACATATCAAATTTAATTTCAGAACATTGATACCAATTAGCTATGGCCGAACATTTTTCCTCAATAGTAAAATGAGAAATATTATTATCTGCTTCAGATTTATCTTTATTTAATATTCTTTGGATATTATTAATTTGATTCATCTATTTTACCTCATATTCATTAATATTAACATTTGAAATATATGCTCTTTTGCCTGTTAAATGTGGAAAAATAGTTCTAATAATTACCGCAACAATACCTGATGACTGTATTTCTTTTACCTGATATTCATTAGCGCTTTTAGTATGAATTAAAACATCTTCCAAATGAATATCTAAATCACCTATCTTTTTTAATTTAGGTTCCTGTAAATATCCTCCTTGTTTTCCACAAGAAGGGCATTTATTATTTTGATCTAAAGCGTACACATGTTCACAATGAATGCATTTCGTTTTCATTTCTTCTCCAATTTATTTATATAATTAATAAACCCACCATTTCTAATAATTCTATTTAAAAATTGAGTATCACCTTCTTTTATTCTTTTTTCAAAAGTAGTAAGTAATCTCATATAAACATCATATTCAGTAATCTTTAATGATTTATAATTAATAGATTTCCCCACCGCTGACATATCTATTTTAATTTCCCAGCCATCCTCTAAATGCTCTTTAATCTCTTCTCGATTCATCGTGGTTTTGTATGGGTACTTGCAATAGAAATCTATTTTACAAAATCTTCCATCATTCTTTTTAATTAGCGGTTTTAAAATTAATTTGTTCATCACATTAACTCATTTGCTTTAATCATTCTTTCTCTAAATTTTAATCCTTCCATCATAGAGATAATTTTAGTAGCACCTAAATGATATCCTTTTCCATCAGGTGATTCATTTTGCATAAGCTCAACTAATTTTTTACCTTTGATTCGATTATCTTTAAGCCATTTAATCATATCAGGCCATTGCTTATAGTTAGATTTAATAAATAGTAGAGCATTAAAAGCTTCTTGTTCTCCATCCCAAAGATAACTTAAAACCTCACGGAGGCCTTGAAGTTCGCCGGTAACGAATTTCATTTGGAGAGTTTTAGGATTTTCATTCATTATTTGATTCATAATTTTTCCACTATTTCAGCGCTAAAAGCACCCATTTCAATCTTTTTAACCATCTTTCTACAATGCGCTTTACTCTTATAGCCCTCGCCGCTCTCCGCAACAATACGTCCATTTCGCGCTTTTAAATGCCAGCGCCATTCGCCTTTCTTGTCTCTGTAAATTACAAATTTCATACTTACTCCTTTATGGTTATGTCTTTATTTTTCCATCTATTTAATATACGTTTCTTTTCTTGCTCGCTCATTCCTTCGCTAAAAATAAACTCTATTTTATCTAGCTTTTCAATGTCTTTAATCCCTATCTCTCCATCTTGTTGCGGAACTTTATAGTATCTATATGAAACGCATTTTCTAACTCTAACCTTCATTCCTATTCCCTTAAGCCTTCATTATTACCTCTATCGGTAGCATGAATTAAAATTAAATCTTGTACCTGCATAGGATAGCTAAAATCTATTTTTGATACTGTTTTTCTAGCTACAACTTTTTTATCGCTGGTTATTAATCTCAAAGTAATAAAATCAGAATCTTTTTTATTTATCTCTACAACATCCAAATTATATAAGGATAAATAATAACGAGAATCTTCATATATTTTTCTTTGAGTTTTTCCCATTTTATTTCTCGAAAAATATAGACAATTGACCTTTAAAGAAATATTTATAGGCGCAATTAGAATCAGTAAAAATTAGAAATAAAAATACAGGAAGCACCCATACCGGCGAAGTTAATATAGTTAACCAATTAGTTAAAACAAAAAATATTCTTTTTAATAATTTCACTCTATCTCCTTAGATTCAATTTCATATTTATAATTAGATCCTTGTTTTTCTTTTTTAGCTACATATTTTTCTGCTTCAAAAGGAGTAGAGAACACTTTATCCACACATGCATGAGCATCATTAGGAAAAAGCTTTACTACCACGTCTACTTTGGTTTTGAAATCTAGCAGTTGTGATGAACCCATTTGTTGACTCATTTTCTATCTCCTTCCTTAATTCCCTATAATAATCTTCTGAGCTAAATTTATTTCTAGCTTCTTGTTTCGCTAAAGCTTCTCTTAACTCTATATTTTCAGCTACCAAATGATCTATTACATTGAATAAACTTTGAGCTTGTGCAGGACTAACTGTTATTGTTTTTTCTCTCATTTTCCATTACTCCTATTTTGATTGAACCTGATCCCATTACGAATACGGATAAATGGTTCATAAGTTCGTTCATCTCTTCATCTCCTTCAAACTTATCTTTTCTAGATCCTAGAATCATATGAATGCCCTTTATCGTTTGAGTCAAATCAATAGTGCTTTTCTCCAAGGTCTTAATATGATCTTCTGCTTCTTTCATAACTTTAACATTATTTAAAAGCTCATTCTTCTGCGTCTCAATAACCTCTAGAAGTTCATCGATTGATTTTTGAATAAGCGCAACTTGTCTAGCTGCTTCTTCTTTGTTTTCTAAATTGATTTCTGCTTTCATAATTATAATAACTCCTTCATAGCTTTTTTAAGTACTCTTATTTTATTTTCCAATGCAATATTATGTTCTGATATAGCTTTGTTGTCGTCTTCTAGAAGTTTTATATCTCCTCTTAGTTGGTTAATTTCTCTATCAGCAGATTCTATTAATGATTTCCTTTCTTTTCTTAGTTTCATTAATTCTTCTGATTCGCTTTTTAAGGCTTGATTCATAATTTGATTTTTTTGATTTAGCTCTGCTATTTTAAGATTAGCAATTTCAATTTTTGATTTTAAATCTTTTATAATTATTTCTTGTTCATTCATTTTATTTCTCCCTGATAATTAATTTTGAAAACCTATTAAAAGATATCCAAGCGATATCGTCAACAAGTTTTTTGTCAATATGAAAATTTATTTTTATTTGAATACTAAAAAGATAGGCACCTGAAAAATCAGATGCCTAAGGACTCTCATCACCAATCTTATCAGGGAAAGGATATCGAAGTATCTAAAATTATAAGAAATAAAAAATCTCCTTGTCAAATTAAAAAAAGTGCTTTCTAATATTATTTTTCAGGGAAATTAAATGAGAAACTACGTTAATTACTTTTTAAGCAAGAAGCATTCTAAGTTAACTCAAGGGCACCTAAAGTCCTGTAATCTGTATGATAAAATTCTAAATCATAACGGAGATACAGCATATTGCTGTTATTTCGATCTAGATAACGATTATTTAAAACTCGAATGGGATACAAATAAAAAGGATACTGAAGGCAAATCCATATATGAATATCATTTATCTGGTCAAACGCCCTCTAATCCTGAATTTAAATGTAATGGTAAAACCTTTACTCAATATGAGGGAATAGCTAGACCTGCTTTAAATATGGTTAGCTTTGATTTCGATGCAGATGATCCTGCAGATGCTCTCTACGATGTAGATAATTTTATTAAATGGCTTAAGCTTAATAACAACCAATATGTTTTATTTTTTAGTGGTAATAAAGGATTTCATTTAATGATTCCTTTTAGTTTATTTCCATTAGAAGCAAATGAACATTTACCAAATCAATTAAAAGATTTAGCTAAGCATTTGAAGGATGATTTCCCTACACTAGATGATTCTATCTATAACTATAATCGTAAATTTAGAGTTCCTTTTACTAAACATGAAAAGAGCGGACTTTATAAGAATGTTGTAAGGCTTGGAGAGTTAGATAATATTCTAGAAGAATGTGAAGAGCCTCACTGTTATGATTTCATGCAGTATGTTGAAATGGAAAACGAAACCTCTGAGGTTTTGGTTTCTGAATATGAAAAAGTACTACGAAAGTCATACGAAATTGAAAAGGAAAAAGCAGGTACATTAGTTAAACCATCTCCTTTTGAAAAGTATGATGGAAAAATATGTATTACCAAAATGCTAGAATCTAGATGTGATGATATCGGTCGAAACAATGCTGCGCTCCGTATAGTAAACGACTATTTTCGTACAGGTAAAACGCAAAAAGCATGTGAAAGGGATTTGTCAACATGGGCATCTGAGAATGATTTACCGCTATCAGAATTAACAGCGATTATTAATAATATATATGAGCGGCATAACAATTATAATTTTGGTTGTCAAGATGAATGTAAATCAATTTACTGCTCTGCTAAGTGTACCATCTGGAAAAAATTAGATCCTGAGAAGCGCCCTACTACTGTTGATATGCCTGCAAATGCTGAGTCACCTACTAAGCTTAATAATGAGTTTATCGGCGTTAGATGGCTTATGGAGAACATATTCGGCGCTGATTTTGATGAAGATAGCGAAACATTTAGTAGTGGATTAATTGTTAAACAAGATGCAGTGAATCTATTTTACTACAAAGATAAGCACTGGCAGTTTTTGGATGAAGCTAAAATTCATATTCTAAAAACTAAGTTAAATTCTAAATATAAGAATAAACTCTCCATAAGAAAGCTTGATTCAGTATTTAAAATGTTCACACTTTACGTTCCTGAAAAGCCGGAGGATGTCGATCTATTTGCTCCTCGAAATGATATGGCCAATTTCTTAGATGGTACTCTCCATCTAGAGAGAAATAAAAATAACGAATATCAATTAGTATTTAAAGAACATGACAAAAGTGATTTCTGTACTACTATTATTGAACAAAAATATAGTGACTATCTTCATGATACTTCTAGACGTAATGATGATTTTGAAGATTGGTTATATGAGTATCTAGAAGAAGATAAAGAAAGTTTTGACCTTGTTCAACAAATGTTTGGCGCAAGCTTAATGCCTAAATTTCCTCAATTTTTTGTTTTGCTAGGTAAAACATCTACAGGGAAATCAACAACTATAAAAATACTAAAGCAACTCCATAAGAATGATAAAAATATCAGTGGTGTTTCTCCTGATAAGTTCCATGGATTTCATATGACCTCTATGATTGGTAAGCTTATGAATATCGTAAGCGATATCAAAACCAACTGTAGGATTGATGATGATATTGTTAAGCAAGTAGATGACCAGGACATCGTTAGAATTGAAATTAAGAAGCGTGATGATGTTTATACTAAGCTGCCTGCTCTACATATCTTTGGCGCTAATAAGATGCCCATTACCGGCGAAGGTTATAGTGGTGCTATGAAAAGGCGTTTCAGTATTATCAATTTTAGTAAGCAATATAATGGTAGACCTAATACCGAAATTGCTAAAGATCTATTTAATAATGATCCTCTTGGTGTACTTACTTTTGCATTGAATGGCCTTAAAAAATTGGCCGTAGATAATAATGGTGAATATACAAAAACTATTAAAAGTCAAGAGAATGTCGATAAATGGTCAAAGAAAGATGACTGTATTTGGAGCTTTATTAATTCTATTATTGAAGAACCTATCGACGTAGACGGTCATATCACTTCTGTATTTTTGGATAAAGAAGAGAAAATTTTAAGATCAAAAATATGGAAAATGTTTGCTACATGGCAGCAAACCTATCTTGATTCTAAAAATCAAATGGGAAAAATGAGCTTTTTAAACGCCATGAATGATGCAGGTTTTACTACAAAAAATACCAATAAAGGGTTCCATATCTCTGGGATCGGAGAGTCAATCGAAAGTTCTGACAGCATTTAATTAAAAATTTAGTGATAAAAAGTGTCACTTTTAAAAGTATCACTTCAATCATTTTTGTTTTGGTGCACTGTGACTGCGCGGAGAGTTGTTACCTTGCATTGTGTCTTAGTTTTGCGTCAAAGTGATAAAATTTTATCACTCGGTGATACTTTATTTATATTTCAGATCCGCGTCAAGTCATTAAAACCGCTAAGGAAGTTATAAAGTGATATTTTGTTTTATATATATAATACATAAAAATAAAATATATGTGTGCGTGTACCGTAAAAAAGTGGAGTGTAAGTAGAAAAAGTGATAAAGTGTCACTTTCACTTTTCGATCTTACATCTGAGGTTTACTTGTGCGTCTAAACAAAAAATAAATAGTTGACTTGAGGTTTCGATCGTCGATAGAATGTGATACCATTAATTCAAGGCGAAATAGTAATTAGGCATAAAAAAGGCTATCGCATGGCAGTAAAAAAGAAAGGCAAATCTAAAATGTCAAAAGATCCTGAGAAGGCGGCTCGACAACGTGCGACACAATTTAAAAAAGGGCATACTAAATCTAAAGGCTTTGGTAGACCGAAGATGACTGATGAAGAAAAAGCCTTGTCTCTTAAAACTAGAACACAATTTAAAAATATACTTAATCGCTATATTACTCTCCCTAAGGCAGAACTTAATAAATTATATCGGGCAGCTAATACTCCTGCTTTAGACAAAATGGTAATTAAGTCTATTCTTAAATCTATGGAGGGAGGGGATCAAGTTCAAATTAATTGGTTTGTGAATCATATTCTTGGAAAAGAACGTGAACAGACAAATATTAATTTAACTGGTTCTATGGAAAATACTAATTCAATTGATTTAAAAAAACTCTCCAAGGAAGAATTGCTTTCTCTTAAAGCAATGGCGGAGAAAACTCAAAGTGATAAGTAATCTAGAAATTCCTTCAGTTGAATCCATACAGCATCGATTAGATACATTAGAGCTTGAAGAAGATTTAAAAAAATTCTTGAAATGGATGTTTAGAGAAATTAAACGAGAAGAATTTCTCGAAAACTGGCATCATGATTCTATTTGTGATGCTCTTATGAAAGTTTATCGCGGAGAGATTACCTACCTGCTAATTAATCTTCCTCCGCGATATTCAAAAACAGAAATTGTAATTAAAGCATTTGTTAGTTGGTGTTTAGCTCGTAACCCTAAATGTAAATTTTTACATTTATCTTATTCTGATGATCTTGCGTTAGATAATAGTTCTGCAATTAAAGAAATTGTAACGAGTGATGAGTATCAATCTCGATGGCCAATGGTTTTGAAACAAGATTCACAATCCAAAAAGAAATGGTTTAATCATATGGGCGGAGGTATGTATGCCGTAGCAACAGGAGGGCAGATTACTGGATTTGGTGCTGGTACTGTTCAAGATCCTGATGCACCTTTTGAGTTTAATGGTGCAATTTTAATTGATGATCCGCTTAAGCCTGATGACGCTGCCAGTGATACAATTCGTTCACGAATTAATGATCGATTTAATAATACAATCAAATCTAGAGTAAATTCTAAAGATACTCCGATAATAATTATTATGCAGAGATTGCATGAAGACGATTTAGCAGGGTTTCTTTTAGATGGAGGAAGTGAATTTAAATTTTATCATCTCAATCTTCCTGCATTGAATGAAGATGGTAAAAGTGAATTTGATCCGCGTGAAAAAGGCGAAGCGCTTTGGAAAGCGAAACACAATGAAGATGATTTAGAAGCTATGCGAGTTTCTGATGCAGAAATGTTTGCAGGACAAATGCAGCAACGTCCTGCTCCTGCAGATGGTAATATTTTTAAAAGAGAACATTTTAAATTCTATACTCAAATACCAAAAGACATAGTTTATAAATGTCACTCATGGGATATGACTTTTAAAGAAAAGTCTAAGAATAAAAAAAATAAGACTGATTTTGTTGTAGGCACTGAGTGGGGGAGGAGTTCAACCGGTGATATATTTCTTTTACCTGATATGGTTAGATCTAGAATGGGATTTGATAAAACTCTAGAGGCATGTGAATTGTTTATAACTAAACATCCTGACTATAAAGCATTGTTGATTGAAGATAAAGCTAATGGTCCAGGTATCATTTCGATGCTTCGCAAAAATAATATTAAGCGTATCATTGAAGTTGAACCGAATGGATCTAAAGTTGAACGCGCACAGTCACAGGCTCCGTTATTTAAATCGGGAGATATATACTTTCCTGATCCTATGATAGCTCCATGGATAAATGACTTTATCTTAGAATTAATGGTATTTCCTAATGGTAAGCATGATGATCAAGTTGATTCAGCAACTCAAGCAATTCAGCATTTGGATGAATTAGGTTCCGTGGGTAGCATGAAAGACACCAACAAAACATCAGAACCTTACCGTAAATCGTTTCAAAAGAAAAATACGACTCATTCATCACGTTTCAAAACTAGAGAAGCTTAGAATCGAAATATGAGCTTCTGCGATCAAATAAAATCGTATGCCTAATACTCTCCGCGTCATAAAAAAATATTGATTTGGGTTGTCAGAACAAATTAATTCATTTTACAATTTTATGATTTCAGTCAATAATAAATTTAATACCCTTAATCGAGGCATCATGGCAGATCAAGATTTTACGGAAAAAGAAACTCCTAAAACTAATTTCAAACCTAAAGGCAAATCAGGGACATTAATAACAGCAGATACAGTCCAAAATGATTATCTAAAAAACCTAATCGGAGAAGCAGGTCAAGAGACTTATGCTAAAATGCTCTTATCAGATGCTTCTATCAGAAAACCTTATCATGCAATCAACAACCCTATAAAATCTGCTAAATGGGATATTGAACCAGCATCTGATGAAAAGAAAGATTTAGAAGTAGCGGCATTAATTCATCATATCCTGTTCAATAATGTACCTGATGGATGGAAGGCCAAGCTAGATGAAATTTTAACATTTCCCTGGCACGGCCATTCTGTTTTTGAAGTAGTGCATAAAAATAGAGTTGAAAAGCCTTTTGGCCCGTACACTGGTCTAGCTAATATAGCTTGGCGTGATCAAAGAACTCTAGATAAGTGGAAATTTAACCGCGAAGGGATATTAGAGAAAATCCATCAAACACAATCAGGTGATGTAGAAGTTAATGAAGACATGGACGCCGATACTCTCTTGATTTTTTACAATGAAAAGAAAGGGAATGATACAGGTTATCCATTCTGTAGAATGCTTTACGGAAATTATAAAAGAAAACTTTTATATAAGCAGCTTCAAGCTATTGGAATCGAGAAAGGCGCTATTGGTGTACCTGTTTTAACTCTTCCTCCTGGTATTGATTATGAATCTGATGAATATAAACATGCTATGGATGTTTTGACTGAATATACTCAGGCGGAATCAGCACATATTATTTTACCTGATGGATATAATTTAAATTTAGATCAAGCTAATACATTTGATCCTGCAAAAGTACAAATAGCGATTAAAGCAGAGAATGAAGAAATAGCAGGTGCTATAATTGCGATGTGGCTTGAAATGGGTATTGGAGGGAATGCTGCAGTAGGATCTTCTACCGCACAATCTGTTGAATTTTTCCGTGATGGAATAGAATACATTGCAGACAAGATTGCTGATACAATTAATCTAAATTTAATTCCTAATCTTGTTCGCCTAAATTTTGGCGATTCCGTTGAGGTTATGCCGAAACTCATTCATTCTGGTATTGCTGATGAAGCAGGCGAAGAGCTTATGAGGGTTGTAACTGGTTATGTCGAGAAGGGAATTATTACCGCTGATGAGCCTCTAGAAGATCATGTAAGAAGATCGCACAATCTACCTAAAAAAGCTGATGGAGATATGCTTGAAAACAAGGAAGCTAAAAATGAAGATAATAAGAAGTCTTCTAATAGTTCTTCTAATGATAATTCTGATGGAGGCGATTCTGGAAAACAAGAAGAGCAAGATGACGTTGAACTATCTGAGAAGGGAACTCCGAAAACACCCAGAACATTGATTGCTAAGCAAGGAAGCAGAATAGCAGATGATATTCGAGCTACCTTAGAATTTTCCTCAGCAAAATATATCAATGATGTGATGAATAGATATAAGCAATTAGCTGATAGCAAAAAACAATTGGCCACAAGTAAAATTAAAATGAGCGGAGTTAATGATTTAAAAAAATCTCTTAAGCGTTCATTAACTGATACTGCTTTCAAAGCAATAGATATGGCCAAGAAAGAAATACCTTCAATGAGAAATGTTGAGCTTAATAATCATGAAAGAGATATGATTAGAATGGTAGAAAAATATGGAGAATCTGTTAATGAAATAAAATTAAATGATGCCTCAAAGCTCCCAACTTATATTCAAGTATTGATTCAAAAACAATCTGACTTGATTAGTGAAGATTCAATAAAAGAACTTAAAAAGAGAATTGATTTTTCTTACTCAGGTATTGAGACTAAATCATCTGATGAAAATGTTATTAGGCAGTCAATGGAAGATGATGCTGAGAAATTTATTGAATCTAATCAAGTAGAAGTGAAAGGAAATAACTCAGCAGCATTAATGGTAAATGAAGGAAGAGATGCCTTTTTCTTTGAACCAGATGTTTTAGAGGAAATTCATTCTTTTACATTTATAAACATTGCACCTAAATCTGCTATTTGTAAGGAATTAGCAGGAACAACTTTTAATACAAATGATGCTGAGAGCTTGAGATATTCGCCGCCTCTACATCATAATTGTAAATCATATTTAAGAGCAAATTTAAAAACATCAAAAGGAGTTGATGGGTTGGAGGTATCTACTTTATCTCCATCAGCAACAGCTAAGAAGAGTATTACGCTATGAAAAAGTTAATTAGAATTTTTAAGCAAGCTTGTTGGAAATGTCATGGGATGGGCGTTATAGAAATGCCTAATGGTGAAACAAAGGAATGTCATATTTGTAAAGGTAAGGGGATAGTATGAATTTTTTAAAAGATTTTATTAGAGAAGAGAAAATATTAGAGATAGATACTGATATTGAAAAATTTCTAGAAGAAAATAATATTTCAGATAGAGCTATTATTCATAAAGTAATTCTAGGAAAAGAAAGATTTCAAACTGAGGAAGAAGCAAGAGAGTATTTGAAATCTAAATATTTTTGGGATTATAATATTGAAGAAAATGATAATGAATTTATTGCTGTAGCGATATCTGAAAAGCAAATTTCTCCTACAGAAACTAAAGTAACTCTTGGAAGGGATGTAGTAGGATTTATCGGCGAACTTATAGAAGTACCATGCTGCCAAGAAATCTCATTCAATGATAAAGGAGAAGTTAATCTTTCTTCTGAATTTAAAACTATAGATCTACATGAAGGGTTGCCTCACATAATTGAAATAGCAAGAGTAGCAGAAGGTGAGCATCCTATCCACGGTAGGTTAGTCATAACACAAGAACATTTGGAGTCAATGGAAAGTAATTTTAAATCTAAAGTTACAGGCGTTGACTTGAGCATAAACGAGGATCATAAGAAAAATGAGGCGTTCGGATGGTTTAAAGATGTTTTCTTATCTTTTGATAAGCAAACGCTTTATGCTCAAGTCATGTGGAATACAAAAGGTATTACTGCTTTAAGCGAAAAGGAATACAGATATTTCTCTCCTGAATTTAGATTTAGTTACAAACATCCACACTCAGGGGAAAAATTTGGTGCCACCTTAGTAGGAGGCGCATTAACAAATTATCCTTTCCTGAAAATGGATGCCATTGTCGAACTTAATAATAAATCACAAGGAGCTGAAAAAGTGACAACAGAAACAACTATTGAACTTTCAGTTCACAATGAGAAAATTGTTGAACTGAATAACAAAGTCTCTGAGGTTCAAGGCAAACTTGATGCTGAAGAGGCCAAGAATGTTGAGCTTAGTGATAAGGTTAAAGAACTTGAAGATAAGATTACAAAATCTGATAAGGAAAAAGTTCATGATAAGCTTTTCGCTGAGGGGAAAATTAATAAGGCGCAACTAGTTGCTCTTAATGAAGGTAAGGACATGCTTGAAGTTCTTTCTTTAAATGAAAAGATGAATACAAAAGCCAAAGGATCTGATGAGACACCTGAGGATGATGAGATTGTACTTTCTGCTAAAGAAAAGGAAATTGCTGAGCAACTTGGCTTAACTGATAAAGAGTACGTTGAGTACAACAAGTAATAAGGAGTAAAAATGGCTGCATTAACAGAAAATGTTGATAGAAAAGAAAAAGAAGGCAAGCTATTAGCTCATCCTGTTGTTGCTTCTGATATTATTTATCAAGGCGCAATAGTAAAGCATAATGCTGCAGGATATTTGGCACCAATGGCTGCAGAAGCAGGAGCTGCTTTTGCTGGTATTGCTTATGAGAAAGTTGATAATTCTGCAGGAGCTGCAGGGGATTTAACTTGTCGAGCAGAGAAGTATGGTGCTTTCTTGATGAATGGAACTGGTTTTTCTCAGGCAGATGTAGGCTCTATAGCTTATGCATCTGATGATAATACTATTTCTACAACTCAAGGAACTAATGAGTTAGCAGTTGGAAGAATTGTAGAATTCATTTCTAGTACCGAAGTACGTGTTAGAATTGATAACTACGCAGTTTAATTAAAAGGAGTTTAGATTATGAGTACATATGCAGGAAAAGAATTAGTAACTCTGAGAAAAGGTCTAAACGCGGCTTTTGTGAAAGCATTTAATAATGCTGAAGATCCGGCCGATGTAATGCCTTTTATCATGGAAACAAATTCAACATCAGATAAAGAAAGTTATGGATGGCTTGGTCAATCCCCTTCTTTAACTGAATGGGTTGATGAAAGAAAACTTAAATCATTAGGTGAATTTGATTACGAAATTCCTAATAAAGATTTTGAAGCAACACTATCTGTAGATAGAAACGCTCTTAAAGATGATCAATTAGGTAATGTTCAAATCAGAATTAATGACCTTGCTAGAAAAGCAAGAATCCATCCTAGAAAACTTTTCATTGAAGCTCTAGTAGATGGAACAACTGAGCTTTGTTATGATGGACAACCATTTTTCTCCGCTTCTCACCAAGAAGGGGAATCAGGTGTTCAATCAAATCTTCAAACAGGTACAGGCTCAACTTTAGCGCAAATTAAAGCTGATATTGATACTGCTGAGGCAACTATGTTATCTTACAAAGATGATACAGGTGAGCCTTGGAATGAAGGAGAAGTTAAAATTGGAGTTGTTTGTCCAGTTCAATTGAAGAATCAATTCATTGAGCTAAATACTTTGAGACTTATCAATAATAGTGACAACGCTATGAAAGGTAGAATTTCTCAAATTACTTACTCTTCAAGATTAACAGATGCTAATGATTGGTATATTGCAGATATCTCTGATGGTATGAAACCTATTATTAAGCAAAACCGTCAAAATCCAGAGTTTAATTCTCTTGAAGGTGACAGTGATGCAGGATTCATGAGAAAAAAATATCTTTATGGTATCGATTATCGAGTAGGATTCGGCTACGGTCTATGGCAAAAAATGATTAAAGTTACTAATACCTAATATGAGGAGGGCTTGGCCCTCCTCCTTTCTGTGAGGATAAAATGGCAGAAGAAAAGAAAGAAAAACTAGTTAAAGTATCTTTGAAACTTAGAAAACGTCATCCGGCCAAGCAATTTAGATTAGGTTCTCATGTTGTTGGACTTACATTTAAAGAATTTGAGCTTAATGAAAAAGAAGTAAAAGAACTTAAAACTGAAGGTTGTAGGGCTTGGTTAATTTCTAAAAAAGATTACGATGAAGAAATGAAAAAAAAGCCTATGGGAAAACCTGTTAAAGTCATAAAAGACGAAAAGTAATCATAAAGGGGGAGAAATCCCCCTTGTTTTTCAAGGTAAAAAATGGATTTAATTAACGCAATAGAGGCATGGGATAAAAGTCAAAATAATAAATCATCCCTTTATGTTAATGTTGCAAATTTGTCTAGTAACCCTATTCCAGTTATTTTTACTGCTGGCCAAGCAATTAATGCATTTGATGAACAGAATTCTGTTGCTATAGGTTCTACGATTGATATCGTTACTTATACTGTACCAACAGGGAAAATTTTAGCCTTACAACATGTAGAGGCAAGCGGCTGCAGTATTAGTGAGTATTCTGTTTTAGTCGATACAGCTATAATAGGCAAAAGAAGAACAGCGCATGGAGCTTATGATTTTGTTTCTCCTTTTGGAGGAATTGAATATAGTGCAGGATCAATTATTAAAGTAAAAGCTAATAATACTTCTGGAAAAGTTAATAATTATGCTGCTAAAATTATAGGTAGCTTAAAGGATGCATAAAATGAATATTGAAAAGAAGAAAAAACAAGTTGAGTTAATGAAAGTACAAGCTGCTAGGGCAGAGTTCGAACTTAAAATAGCTCAAAGATTAGAAGAAATTGAACGATTAAAAGAAAATATTAACCTGCAAGATGAAAGAATTTCAGAATTGCAAGAACAAATTAAAGGAGAATAGTCATGGCAGATTATGATTCAAGTTTACCAGTAAGAACTGAGAGTGATGGAGATCTTGATATCAATGTATCCGATCCAACAACACCAGCGAATAAACTAGCTGTTAATGCAGATGGAAGCATTGACGTAAATGCAAGTATTCCTTCAGGGGAAAAAATTATAATAACTGATGGTACAGACGATCTTGATGTTAATGCAGATGGAAGTATTAACTCGGTAGTTAGTCAAAGTACACACGATAATTTAAATGCTAATGCTAACTTGCAAGTAGGTGACGCTGATGTAGATAATGCTAATCCTGTACCAATATCAGACGCAGGGGGTACGCTTACCGTAGATCAATCAACACATGATAATTTAAATGCAAATGTTAATCTTCAAATTGGAGATGTTGATGTAGATGCTTCCAATCCTGTACCTGTAGAAATGGTTAGCGATCAAGCTGGGGATGAAATTTGCGATTATAATACAAGTTCCGCAGTTGCTAAGGATGCATCTGTTAATCATGATTATACAGTTACCGCAGCGAAAACTTTCTTAGGTGAACAAGTTTGGGTTAGTGGATCAGGTAAGTTAAAAGTAGAAGTACTAGTAAATGCAGTATCTAAGTTCGTAGGATTTAACTCAACTTCGATGCCTAATATTGAAATACCACTAAAGAAAATCTGCAAAGCAAATGCCACTGAAGTAATTAGAATAACAATTACTAACCGTGATAATCAAGCACAAGATGTTTACAGTACATTGTTAGGATTAGAGGTATAATTTAGATGGCTGATATTGAAGAGCAAAAACAATCTGAGAGTGTGAGAATAGTCGGTCGTGATGAAGAATACGCAGCCGATGTTATACTTAAACCTGATGGGAGTCAGCGATTACTCGTTGACTCTGAAACATCAATAAGTACAGAATTAGAGATATTGCAAGAATATGATCAAGATTATGTATTAAGTGATACAACCTATTACGATATATATAGTGGAATTGGCATCATTACAATATCAGGTTTTCTGCTATCATTTAATAATAAAAAGGTGTGGGTAAGGCTAGAGATTGATGGTATTGAAATCTTTGATATCAATGTTGAGAAATTTAAAGATGTGTCAGATTGGAATTCGGCATCTCAACCACAGACTTATGTAAGTTGGAATGATGCGTTGAAAGTCTTTTATTTTACACCTAATTTCCCAATGAAATCCTCAAGTTCATTAAAAATTCAGGCAAGATCTGAGACAGGTGAGTCTAAAAAATATTTAGGAAGTATTATCCAGGTGGGTTAAGATGAAAATTAATATAGGTGCTAACTTAAAACATTTCTTTTCAAAAAATAAAATAAACTTACCTGTAGTTACTGACGACTATATAGAAATTTTTAATTTTGAAGGTAAGGGAATTTATGTAACTTCGCTATTTAAATTTAACAATGATGATGTCATTCTCAAGGTTGAACTTGATAACTCTATTATACTAGAGCAAGACATTAATGCATTTTTAGATTACTTTAATTTGACAGATGGGAGAAATATTACCTACCCACTAAAAGTTCATAAAGGTGGCAATATTTGTAAATTAGGATTTAGTAATCCAGTGGAATTTTATAGCAGTGTAAAAATTTTTGCAAAATCAAACTCTAGTAGTCAAAGAAGGGATTTACAGGCTTATAGTATTTTTATCGGTGAAGTTGAGGAATGATATGATTACAATTAATTTAAATTATTTAGATTGGAAAAATGAAGTGAATAGCAAACTGCTAGATCATTTTAGTTATAAAACCAATGATCAGTATCAATTGGTGGCCATTGACGGCCCATTAATTTTTAAACATTCATTGGATCAGGATGAAAATGAAAACTACGAAGCTAATTATCTACCTAATGCTAATAAAAAGATTGGAAGTTTCTACTCAAGAGAACCATTTGCTACAAAAGTGTTAAAGGATGGCTCTAAATTATTTCGTCGTAAGCATGGAGTAAAAGAGACTATTCCAGCTGGGCAAGAGAAGGATATTGTCTTTGTAGTACCCTACACAAAGGCCAAAATTAATAAGCTTGAAATTATAGATGCTAATGCTTTAGATCGTGTAGACTTACTTGTTAAATCTCCTGTAGATGCTAATATAGCTGCAGCTTATGGGATGCCGGCGGATATTTTATTAAACCAATTCGGTTTTGATGTTGTAGTATCAGAATTACTTTATTCAGATAAATCGGATTACGATGCTGATGTTTTTGAACACATGCAAATTATTGTTACCTATAAGAATGATACTGCCTCAGATAAAACTGTAGGATTTAATTTAATTTTTCATGAGGTAGTTACTTCATAGGCGTAATTATGATTGATTTATTATTTAGAATATTAACACCTTTTATAAAGTTTTGGGGAAAGCTGCATTTCCCTTTTACTCATAAAAAAATAACAGGAATACATTATTATAAATGGAGAGAAAGTATCGAAATAGGTACAGTGTTTTTAACTAAAACAAATGGAGAACTTTCCAATTTAATTAATCCTACTGAAATAAAACATGCAGGTATTTACATAGGAAAAATTGATCATACTGATATTCGATATGTAGCAGAAGCAACTGGAAAAGGAGCGGTATTAACTGATTTAGTTACCTTTTTAACTACCAAAGATTTAGTTATAGGATGTAAACCAACATTTATAAGAGATTATGATAAATTTAAATATGCTATTCAAGATGCTGCTTTAGGTTTTAAAGATATAGAGTACGACTATATGTTTAAAATAGGAAATAAAAATCTGTACTGTTTTGAACTAGTAGCTGAATGTTTTAAATGTGTTTTTCCTTATATAAATTTAAAATGTAATAATATAGCAAAAGCTAAAAAAATATATGATGAAAATACATTCCTCGATGAAGAATTCTTTGAGGTTATAATCGATTCAAGGATAGAAGATGAAAATTGAATATATTGTTATTATCAGTATTGTGGGTTCATTGTGTACCTTAGGATTATCAGTTAATGCTTTCTTTTTAAGAGGAATCTTTTTAGACTTAAATGCTGTTAAAGTAAAGTTAGCAGAAATAAGTGTAAGAAGTGAGAGTAAAGAAAGAAGAATAGAGGAATTAGAAAAAAATGTAAGAGAGATTTTTCATAGATTAAACAAATTAGAAAAAAGGGAATGTCAACATGAGCTATGCAACTAAAGACGATGTAAAAGCAATGTTTAGAGATTTTGCAGATAACACAGAAGCTGCAGTAGATGATACTGATTTAGATCTATTTATTGCTAATACTACCGCAATGATTGATTCTAAAATAGGCACACTTTATGAGATGCCTATAACTGAATTACAAAATCCCGAGTCATTTAAAGTTTTAAAGCAACTTCAAATGTTTAAAGTTGCTTGTATTGTAGATGATATTTTAAATGATTATGCTGAAGCAGATAAAAAACCTACATGGTGTAAAAAAGCAGAAATGCTTATGAAAGCGCTAGTTCCTGAAAAAGATAAAAAGACTTGTCGTCAATGCGAACCTACTATGAAATTACCCGATGCAGTTTATATAGGTACTCCTACACAAAAGAATAAGATGTCTGTTAAAGCGACAACTGGCAGAATATTTGAGAAAGGAGCAGATAATTGGTAAGAAAAAGCAATAATAAACCTTTTAAATGGACTATTAGAAATAATCAAGATTTTGAAAGATCTATTAATGCATTAGGAAGATTTACTGATGATTTTCGCACACCTTTTAGGTTAATTGCTTCTGATTTTTATCGATCACAGAAACAATTATTTAATCTTAAAAGTGAAGGGCTTTATAATCCACTAGGAGGCTTTAATTACAATGCTATGAGTGGATTCGGTAATCAAACAAAAAGAGAAAGGGCAGAAGCATTAAAAGAAAAGAAAACAGGGCATCCATGGGCACCAATTTTATTCGGAGAAACCGGAGATTTAAAAGATTCTACCTTATCTAAAAATCATAGATATTCGATATTCTTTTTAGGAAGAAAATCTCTTCAAATAGGTACATCCGTTCCTTACGGCAAATTTCACCAAAGTGATGCTCCTAGAAAAACTTTACCTCAACGTAAATTTATATTTATTACAGGAGGGCCGGGAGATAAATCTAAAGATTCCAGGCTTTACGGAAGACGTGAAAGATGGAAAGCTATTATACAAGAACATATTAAACAAATTGTAACAGGAAAGGTTAAATAATGTTTTATGATGAAGAATTAATGATTAAAGATATAGAAACATTATTTAAAGAAAAATTAAATGATGAAATTGATTGTATTAATGCAGAAAAAAATGATTCTTTAACTTTAGATCATATACCAACTGATAAATATATTTTTGAAACATTAGATTCAAGGATACTTAATTATAAAGGATTTTGGATTCAGTATGGTCTAGTTGATACTCCGCCAAGAGAAGCTAATGTAGATAATTTTATTGAAGATGTTGTTATCACATTTCAAATAGCTACTATTGATAAAGGAGAATCGCAAAGATCAAATACATTATATAAACTTTTACGATATAGAAGAGCATTAAAGCAGGTTATCATGAAAAATCCCGATGTATTTCGGAATTATGCTAAACCTCTGGTGTCTAGCCTCAGACCTGATGCTTTTCCATATAGTAATAAAAAAGTAATACTCACAATTGGCCTAGAAGTCACGGCCTCAGTGACTGCTAATTAGAGTAAGGGAGTATTTATGGAAGATGTGAAAAAAGAAAAAGAGGAAGTAAAAACAAAAAGTGACCTTAAAAAAGTTATGCCTTTAAAGGATTTTGTAATTAAAATGAATGAGTTTTATTACGAACTGAAGAAGGGAGAAGCTATAGAAGTGCACAAAATGTTTTTGCCAAATCTTAAAACCGAAAAAGTAATTAAACAGTGAGGTAAAAATGAGTTTTGGTTACAATAGAATTAATTATGGTATTCATTCAATTTGTCCTTTTAGGATAAGTGATGGATTGCCATATGGTATTTTGAAAGTTCTAGGTGGAGGTACGATGACACTTTCTAGTGAATTCGAGGAGCTATTCGGAGGTTCCAACAAGTTCGCATGGGCAGTTGAATCGAAAACCATTTCTAGTGAATGGACTGCTACAGTTAAATCTATGCCTGATTTTATGTTTGAACTTTTCCTAGGAGCAAGTGTCACAACAACTGCGGCTTCTGCTACTGGTACAGTAGGGGATTTTGCTAATGTTCTTAATGAATCTGTTCTAGATGCATCAACAGGGATTGCTTCTGTGGCGGTAAAATCTGGAAGTGATGAGGATCTTAAAGACGGTATCTATATTGTTAAAGCAGTTACGGCAACGACTGTAGACGTATATGCTTTAACTGATATCGAATTCAAGAAACTTGGCGCAACAAATGTGCTTGAGTATCTTAATGAAGATCTTAAAATTACTGACTCGCCTTTAACTATTACCACAGGCGCAGCCGTTGAAATTGTTGGGCTTGGTGTAGAACTTACAGGTGGTTCTGGTACAATTGGAATGACTGCAGACGATACCGCTAGATTTAGCGTTAGATCAGCACACAACGGTCTTTCTACAATTGATATCGGATCAGGTTCAACAATTTTCCCAGAACATCGTCAACTGTGTCTTGGCCAGAAACGAGCTAATGGCGATACTTTTGAGATGGAACTTTATAGAGTTGTTGGTTCTGGTATGCCTATCCCATTTGAAGAGCAAACTTTTGCTATCCCTGAGCTTGCTATGAAGCTTGTTCAAGATGGATGCGAAGATAAAGTTGCTACAATTAGAGCTAAAGCAGGTGTAGGATCTTGTTAATCACGGATGATTTCAAGTAACTATATGGGAGGGGGTTAACCCCCTCCTTTTTATTGATAAATTCCATTAATAAATGATTGAAGACATTCCTGAGATTTTTTAACTTTTGAATCATCAGATAATTGATTATATCCCCATGAAACCGGTTGGCCTAATCTACTAGAGATATATAGATTTTCAAATAGCAAGTGAACTTTTCCAACTTTAAATCTAATTGTAGCAGTAAATTGTAAAAGATATTTATTAGGATCACCCCACTGCCTGAATATATTGCATTCGGTATTTCCTTTTATGATAATAGTTCTTTTCTGCTTATTATGGTACTTAACTGCTTTAGAACTATCCCCAAAAGATTTAGCAATATAAATCATAGCATCCTCATAATCATTATTAGTCTCTTCAATAATACTTAATTTTCTTTGTTCTTTTGGTATTATTGAACTAGCACAAGATACAATTAAGAACAATAAAACTAATACTTTCATTTCTTTCTCCCTTTTTTATTGGTTTCTTCAAAGTCTTCTTTACTAGGTACAAAATTTAAACCAGCAAAAAGTAGATACTCCGATAAATTACCATCAGTATATATATTTGCTTTCTGCTGCAGTTTATTTTCTTCTTCCTCTAAACATCTAAAGCTTATTTTACTTGTTTTGTTTTTCTTACTTTTTTTCAACCTTATACTCATATCCCCTCCTATGGCGCACTAAATTTAATTATAAATTCCAATCCTTCTTTAAGCTTATTCTTTTTTTCTAATATTTCAGTTATCTTCTCGCATTTTCGGTAATCATTATTTTTATCTGCTAAATCCCATTCTTTTTCTAGTTTTTCTATTTCTTGATTTACTTTTTTTAATTCTAATTTATATTTCATAATTTCTCCCTGATGAAACCATCATATCACGTAAGACGCTTTGTGTCAACAAAATGTCAGACAAAAAAGGACATGCTTTATTTGTATAAAAATTATACAATTTGATTATAGGAGTGTAGATGAGTTTTACAGTTTCAGAGCTAAGCCCCTCAAATCCGGTTATCAAGATTAATGATAAAGATATTTCTATATCTCTTTTAACTCTCCAAAAGGAAGTATTACTTCAAGAAAGATACGGATCTTTAGATGAAATTTTTAATTATATAAAGAAGGATGCTTTAGAGCTTCTTAATATTATATGGATATTAGTAATAAACAAATCAGAATTTAAAAACTCCATAATAGAGTTTAAAAAGGAAGTATTATCTGGGAAAGATTCTATAGTGGATAAATCAGCAAAAATGTATGAGGCATTAAATTTATCTATCAGGCTATCGATGCCTCTTATTAAAAATAAAAAAAGATATAAAGAGCTTCAAGAAATAAAAGGTACAGAGAATGAAGGAACCCCTTGCTATGTAGGTTATTTCGATACAGTTGCAAAAAGATATGGATATACATTAGATCAATTTTATCAATTGACTTTACGTCAATTACATATGTTACTTACCGTAATAGGAGATAAATCTTATGAAGAGCTAGAAGTACAGGCAGCACTTCAAGGTAAGAAACTTAAACCAAGAATAAAATTTAACGATATTTCAGAAGAAGAGGAAGCAGATCAAGAACAACAGGCGTTAGATGCTTTAAAAGAACTACAATCTCGTTATGAAAAAAATAAATCCAAGGATAGTAAATAATGGCGGATAAAGATCAAAAATTAATTATTGAAATTAATGGTAATGCTAAAGATTTTTTAGATGAAATAGATAAAGTAAAAAAAGAAACTAAAGATCTAGAAAAAGTTTTGTCCAAAACAGCTAAAACATCTGCAGTAGCTTTTGCCGGTTTTGCTGCCTCTATCGCTTTAGTAACTAAATCATTTGCTGATTATGAAACTGCTTTAGTAGGTGTAGGTAAAACAACTAATATTGAAGGAAAAAGATTAGAAAAATTTGGTAAAGAGTTTCAAAAATTATCTAGTGAAATTCCTGTATCGACTAATGAACTTTTAGGAATTGCACAGGCTGCCGGTCAACTAGGCGTT